TTATTTTTGTAAAGTTTTGTAATTTGTGCCTAATGTTGGTAACACTTTTAGGACATCGTGTAAGTTTTCAGGTGCTAAATGAGCGTAACGTTGGGTTATGCGTATATCTGAATGACCCAATAAAGTTGATACATGATAGAGCGGAACACCTTTCTTCACCAAAAAACTAGCAAATGTATGTCTTAAATCATGAATTCTCACTCTTCCTAAATTCGATCTTTTCACCGCATATTCAAATCCACGCCTAAAGCTCTTAATGTGTGTTCCTGTTTTCTGATTATAAAAAACGTAATGAGCATTGGTTTTCAGTCTATACAATGCTTGGATCGAAACATCGTTTAATGGCTTATAGACTGTTTTCTTATTCTTAGATAATGAATTACGTATGACAAAATAGCGATCATGCAAAAATACATTATTCCACGTTAGCCGTGTCAATTCACTTGATCGACAACCTGTATTTAATGCCAGCAGCATAAAATCATGCAACATCAAGTTGTCATAAAAAAGGGCAGACTTAAGCAACTGGTGACATTCAGTTGCAGTTAGAAATCGAGGAATAAAATCATCTTCAAAGAGCTTAAATCTATTGAATGGGTTTTTAAAATTTGCAGCTTGATTGTATTTAAGATAGTAATTAAATGCCGATCTAATTAAATTTAATTCCCTGTTTATTGTTGAGTTTTTTACGTCTTTCAATCTTCGCATTGAACAATAATCTGTGATGATATCAATAGAAATTTCATCATAGGAATAGAACCATTCAATGTGTTTCAATTTTTCTAAATATGCATGCTTTGAATTATAAAGACCGTTTTTACAGTAAAAGTTAACTATTTCTTGTATATCCATGATTCACCATTATGTAATATTTTGCCAATCGTGATTTTTAAGTGAATTTACAATATACATAAATATCAATAAGTTAAAATTTTAAATTTGTCCAGGAGAATTCTTCAGTAAAGATCTAATGATGTAATATTATGCAAGTCAGTTCGCGCCCTGCGGGACGCTCTAAGACTCCCGTTATCAATCAAACGGGAGCCTGTAATCAGGGAAATGGTTTCAAAATTTGATGCTAACGTGTCGCTCGTAGACACTCGCTAATCATTCACGTTTAAGGCGAGAAATAATATATTCATGACGTTTAATCCAGAATTGACGTTTTTTCATTTTACGCTGTATAAAAATTTCGTCAGCACGTTGCTTTGCAACATAAGTGCCGTTTAATGAGCGATACAGATAGCCACTTTCAGTTTTAATACGATGCGGAAAATTAATGCGCTTAATAACAGAGAGAGCAATAGAACGCAGTACAGCAAAGATAATGGAAGAAAATATAAATCCAATAATCAATATAGAATAAAAAAGTTGAGTTATGGAATTTAAATCATCAACAGTAATATTATGCATAATAAGACCTATATTAACCCCTGTTGTTTAGCTTGTTCTATTTTAGCCATCTGTTCAACAGGCGATTGATTATTGTTCTGATAATTGACCGAATTATTGACATTAGCATTATTAAAATTTCCTTGGTTTTGTTGAACATACATCGGGTTGAAAGGACGATCACCAGACATATATTTTTTACATTCATCTTGAGATACGTTTAGACGGGTTCCTTGCTGTGTATATGCATAGTATTTATGATCGTACTGGACACAGCCAACAAATTGAGGTGTAGACGTTACTTGATACTGAAATTGCTGATAGTCAAGATCATAAGGCTTGTTAGGATCATATTTAATAGTATATGTACCGTTTTCATTTTTAGCCTGTTCACTGGTCATCTGATCAAACCACTTAACACATTCAGGCTTCTCAACATTAATACCCTTTCGGCATTCAGTAGATAATTTATCTTCTGAAATTGTCTGTGTACTTTTTTGAGCTTGTTCATCTTGAGAAGTAGTTTCAGAAGAAGGCTTTATAAATTTCTGTGTTTTATCACTAGTTACCATTTTAAAAACAATGAATAATAAAACTAAAATAGCTGCAATAATGTAATACGCCTTTTTAGGTATTTTGAATTTAACTGTATGTGTCGTCGCAGATTTATAATAATCAAATAGATTTTTTGGATATTTAAATAAAAACTCATTTTCTGAAACTTCCTTAGATGACTGTGATTGAGGCTGCTTTCTACAACTACGCCAGTAGTAAACACTAGCTAATTTTGCACCATACGGACGATGTAAGTGAAAATGTTCCCCAACGAGATCAAGTACAAATGCATTTAGAAATCTAGGACTTTGCGTAATGAACCATATGTCATGCCCTGTATGGCGATGAACTTGCAGCTTTTGTACAATTTCATCTTTATTCGATTGTGTACCTGATCTAAAGCGTTCATGCTGCTGCGCTTCATCATAATAAACAATAGACCCATCTGGTGTTTTGCGCCAATCTTCAGGTGTTTTTAATACATTCTCTACTTTTAAACCGTTAATATCTGCATATTGTTGGCGTACATCTAGTATAAATTCGAGCTTTAAATCAAGCTGATTATTAATGTATTTGATCAATTCATTATAAATCACAGAATCATAAAAATAAGTTTCATATCTATTCGCACTACTTAATCCAGAAAATGATTGAAATTCATCAAATAACTGAGAGACTGTTATTTTCTCGTTATCTGAATGCTTTAAAACATTGCGAATATCTTCATATATTTTCTGATCACCATCAAATGCAGATGCTTCAATTAATATCTGCTTATCACAGTTCAGCTCAATAATTGAAAAGTTACGTTCAAATATTTTCGGATTAAGTTTAAGGTGTTTTTCATTTTGCTGTTCACGCTCAATAATTTTTGATACAGCGTAAAGGGTTTTGCCCGAACCTGGAGTACCAGTAATTAAAATGATCATAATAAAACTCCACATCGTGATCCGTTATGAGCGTTCTGGAGAACGCCAAACGGATCACGATGTTATTTTTCTTAAGCCTATTTTGCTGGCTTCAATAAAGGCACGAGCCATTAATGCGCCAATTAAAATTGAGATAGCTACATCAGCACCAGACAAGCCGAGAAACATGATTGCGGTTGATCCAGAAAAGCTCATTCCTGAAAGGGCTTTACTGATGTATGTATCAATTAATGTTTGAATTGCTTGGCTAGCGAATAGTGCAAGACCCGCACCGATTAAGATTCGTTTTAATGCACTTCCAAGAAGTAGACCTAATAGCCACCAAAGTATTTTGACCATTATTCAGAACTCCCACGACTCAAACCCATCAAAATATAAGCACCAATTAAATATGCTATAGCGATGACAAACGGACGAATCATCGACATAAATTGACAAAGTGGTTGATATGAAAATTCAAGGTTTTGTGTTTGCCCCATAAATGAAACTGTAAACTGTTCACCTGATGGACAAGACTCAACAAAGTTAATTTTTTTGGAATCATCTATTGGCACTTGCTGATCCTGAACATCTACGTTGCCATTGTCATTATTCGGATTAGTTGGATCATTCGGATCGTCTGGGTTATTTGCCTGATCTTTGTACCAATCAAAGAAATCACGTACATCATCAAAGAAGTTTTTAGATTCTTTATAATGTTCCTGATCTTGTTCCTTAATTTCTTTTAATCGTGCCAAATGTTCATCTAATTTTTGCTTTATAAATTCATTATTCGCCTTGTAATCAGTACGCCAATCTTTCCAATCCAAATACCAATTACACATTTGTACAGACCAATCACAAAATTTTGGAAACTGTATTGAAGGATTTTGTTCTGAAGGCGTACCGTTATTTGTATCAAAATTTTTAAGCCATAGACGGACTTCATCATAAAACTGTTTATCCTGATCCTTAATTTGATCCAATGGTATTTTTAAAGCATCAAGTTTTTGATTCGTTACAGTTGTATTTGTTTTAATGTCAGAAAGATACTCCTTAGAATCCAACGCTAGTCGCTTTAGTTCTTCACGATCTAAATTTGCCTTTTCTTCATTCGCTGCATAATCATTTGACCATTGCTGCCATTCTTTATGCCACTGACACATTTCAGCAGCCCATTCACAAAAAGGAGGCAACTTAAAAGGCTCATTAGGATCAGGATCGGGTGTATCAGGTTTATCAGGATCAGGTGAACAACGACCATTAACCAAAGTCTGACCAGACGGACATTGTTGAGACTTACATATACCACCAATCATAACCTGACCAAAAGGACAAGTTTTAGGCTTACACTGCCCATTAATCAAAGTTTCATCTGGCTTACAGATAGGTACACATTTACCATCAACAAATTCTTCATTTTCTTTACATTGACAAGATGGATCAAATTTTGGGTTATCTTTTTGAACAGGTGTTGTAAGACCAGATTCACTTCCACTAGAATTATAAATACCATAACAAGTACCTGATCTATAAGAGAAACCATGCATATAAGGGTATCTAGTACCAAGTGCAGCACATGCATCTTGAGGAGAATCAAAAAGATCATTCATATCATAATGAGCAGCCCACTTTTTTTGTGGTTCACATTTATCACCACCCCAAGAACCACTAGCACCACCACCGCCAAAAGAACCCCCATCGCCTTCATAAGCGAATGCAGATGATGTAAAAAGCAGCATCAGGACTGCAATATAATTAATAAAGCGAATACAAATATTATTACAATGAGCCATGACATTACTTTTCCCCATATTTAAATTTAAAAGGACGCTCAGATGAACGCCCTTTTATGAACGCTCATTAGCCGTTTACATTGCACGACGAATAAGCTTCCAACCTTTAATGCCCACCATGATGATGAGAGTCGCAGCACCAATAGCAGCAATAGGAGCAGCCAAGCCTTGAATCTCGGTTACTACATCAGCGGTATCAATAGCAGCATTAGCAGATACCGCAGTAGCAGCAGAAACAGCAACCACAACTCCATAGCCAAGCTTTGATTTGAAACGATCCCAAGTTGTAGGACGCTGGATTTTTTGTGCTTTTTGCACTTCTAAAGTTTTAATGCCAGTCATGACATTTCTCCTTATTTAAGTTATTGATCTAATTAAGCGAGCAAGCGTTTTATATCCCCATGCAAGTATTAAAACTAAAGCAATTGCAGAGGATATTTGCCCAGCTTGATCGCTAGTTATTGCGGGCAATCCTAAAAAACCTTGTTCAGCCCATGCCGTGCATTGATTTTGTTCATTCAGTTGTGTGCAGACATAAGCCATTGTTTAAATTCCTAGGTATAAACACCGAGCAAATAAAGCACGATGAATAGTAAAAAAGCCAAAATGCATGCTTGAAAGAAATTCAAATCTAGCCCGTGCATTTAGACATGTGAAACGGCAAATATTGATAATGAAAGTACGAGCCACATTTAGGGCACTCGGCTTGGTTATCACCGTTCATAAATACATATTTCATATTTGCCACTCCCAAATAGCCTAAGCAGATTTTTGAGCCTGAACAGGCGTAATATTGTGAATAATCGTCGTCTGGCGACTTCCCGTAGTCACAATTTCCATGTCTACTTTGGCCGTGAACGGGAATGGTAGATGCTCGATTTTCTTAATATTGTCCGCAGTACCCCATTTGTACTCTACGGTTGCAGCACCTACACCCGACTGATCTGCAAGATCGGTCATAATGAATACTTTGGTAAAGTTATGCTGAACGCCTTCAATTGCGTTGTTATAAAACTTTGCGCCAGTAATTACAGATTCAGTTGTAAATTTCATGTTGTTTTCCTTTTATAGCCTTGTTTTAGAACCTTATCCCTAAGCAGGCACGACAGAGGGGGGCATGGATTTTGAATAATCTACGGTTAAAGGTTTTAACCGCTTTGGATACTGTTCCTTTTTCTCAGGATCAGGCATAAGTAAATCAAGGACGTGTGAATCATCATCGTAGAAGTCACGGAACGCCTTGAGATACTTAGAAAATTGGTGTTTGGTTATGTCGATCGCTTTTTGCCATGTAATTTCTGATTTTTGGCGTAAAACTTCGAATTTCACTGGTGCACGTTGTGCATCAAAGATATGAAAGCACTTGTAAGCAGCTAAAAAATGTACCGTAGGATTAAGCAAGGCATCTAAAGGAATAAATATATCCTTCGCCTTGTATTCGACTTCAACACGTGTCCAAAGGCTATCTTTATCGCCAAGCTGCTTACCTTTTTCATAGATACGGCAATATTTAGAAGATTCACGCTTGCCGATGTATGCAGTACGACCTGAACCGTCAGGACGTTTCCAATTACCCGCAGTTTGAAATGACGGTGGACGACCACCCATTTGAAAACCGCCTAGTGTGTCTTGCAAATCCGCCCAATCAGGGGATACAAGCGCACCCTCTAAGTCATCGAATGCATAGTCGATACGTGTGATCTTCGGACGATCGGCATACATCATGAGCCATGCATGTAAATCTTCTTCCCATCCATACTTGCCTTGTACACAGCCCTGACCCGATATAGACAGCATGATTGTGTCGTTTTGACCGCCAATGCAGATTAGTCCACAGTCATCTTGTAAAGCGTATGATTCATCGTAGAAGTTTTTGCCGTTTGGGAGCTTTTTCTCTACACCGAAGCCGAATATGTCTTTTATCAGGGCATCGAATGCATAGACATAATCACTATTTGATGCAAGATCGACCATTTCTTTGACTTTGCGAACGTCTTTGAACGTGGACTTATGAATCGTGATATGTAGCCAATCGATTACCGCGCATTCATTGGCAGCAGGTCTACGGATTAATACTTGTTTTGGGCCATCATCGGTCAGTACGATTTGTGCTTCTACGACTGGATAGTCTTTGTAGAACTTTCCGAACGTATCTTCATACTCACGTCGCATTGTGGTGACCTTTTCCCCCGTATTACTAACGGGGGCAACCGCATCATATAACGCTCCCCACAGCCCGAATGTGGGGAAAGTATTAAGTGATTGAAATTTCTTAGATTGTGCAGACAAATGTTGATTAAATTCTTTCTTTGTCTTCACTGGTGCATCATTAAACGGCAAATCGTAATCTTTAGTAGCCATAACAATCGTCCCCCAAGTCACGCAACATCTGTATGCATTCCTGATTGTGCTTGTCCAGATCGTCAGATAGTGCAGATATGACAGCAGATGTACATTCCGCAGTTACAACCATGTCTTCGATGTAATAAAGAAGCGCAACCTCATTTGAACAAGGGTTACCGCCTTGCAGATAGTTCACGCCCTTAGCATGAATATCCCGTGCTATGTTTTCGTACATTTTGATTTGCGCTTCATTCATGACTCAGACCTCAACAGCGTAAAGCCAAGTTGAAACACAAGTTGCTGATTCATTTAAATCGCCTCATCTGAACTATGAAAGGTAAAGAAATGGCGAACCATTGAATTTTTAGTTATGGTTTTTCCACAAATTGAACAAGTAATAAAACGATTAGATTTTTTAGTTTTCTTTTTTAAATTATCAAGAACAGTAAAATCTAAAGGCTGAAAGGCTTTAATTTCAGATTCTATTTGATTAAGTGTTGAGTTCTTCATAAAAAAGCCCCTTGATTGTTCTTCTGGATCAATATAGGGTTCTTTTTTACAAATCTTCGATATTTGTGAAATTTGTGTGTAAAAAAAACTTCTATAATCCCGAAGAGAATAATCTTCGAGATTAGCGAAAATTGCAAGGGGACAAAAATGCTCAAAGACATCATCGAATTGTGTAAATTTAAGTTTAGAAGCTATGACAAATTGGCTAAGAAACTAGGCGTTTCACCGTCATATATATCGGAATGGAAGTCAGGTGTCAGGAAACCAACACCCGCACAAGTCATGCAAATGGCTGAATTCATTGGATATGAACCAGCTCAGGTTCTATTCTACGTGATGGAAGAAATAGACACCCAAAATGCCGACCTTTGGAAAAAGTGGCGTCCC